CGGCGAATTCGGAATATTTATCCGAAACATAAGATTTGTCCCAGCTAATGGGTACGCCGGCGTTGGACATCAAGGCGCAGTAGGGCCCCATGAGAATGGGGTCCATAGCTACGTCATCCCCAAGGATAACAAAAGATCCATTGGGGTCCAAGCCATAAAGCTTGGAGAGTCCACGGAGCACAAGGTTATGAGCTGTGGAAAACAAGCTCATAGACGGCCTGATGCCGAGGGGTTGGCCAACTTCCCAACGTAAATAGTCGGGAAAGAAGCCAGAGTCTATGAGGTCTTTAGAGACCTTCCATAGGCCCCGAGAGACAGCAATAAATGCTGTAATGACAATCTCGGGAACACCTAAATGACGCAGAAGCGCCACTTGAGGTTCTAATGGGAATCGGCAGGTAGCTGTTGACAAATCAGCAGCTGCTACGGCCTTACCAGATTTTAACCTGGTTTGGATCCATACAGCACCCCCATCCTGATTGTAAGTACAATCAGTGGGTATTTGCCGCCGAAACCCAGCCAACCACTCGTGGAGAGGTGTCAGCCCAGTTTGGAAGATGGTGAAGGGAGCCGCAAACATGCGGAGCTTTCCACCACCCTCTTGAGCTGCAAAGATCTCCCCGACAAGTTCGGGGATCTCACCCGGATGGTCATCCGGCAATGAGTGAAGCCTCTTAACATAAAGAGGATAAAAGGCCTCTGCGATCCTGGGAAGCTGTTCAAATACAGTATTCCCAATCAAATCCAGACTCTCCTTAATAGGAGGGACCGTAGTGCCAGGTGTAGAACCTGACACACTCTGGACAGATTTCCATTGTCTCCCTATCAACGGAGGTGGATAATCCACCCACCGAGGTATAGACAGACCATCCAAACCCAGGAAAATAACCTGGGACAGGATATCAATCCCGTCGCTGGAACCTGAATAAGGTGAAACGACGCCATTGAGAACTTTTAAAGCCTGTTCTCTCTGGATCTCCGTGTGCCTAATGGCCCGGGCAATTGCTGCCACACGGAGCTGGACTGACTCTGGGTATTTACGAAGAAACTGAAGTTTCTTTGGATACCTGAATGCAGTACCTACCCATGTAGGTTTCTGAACGGATGGGGTGAGCCCATGTTTTATACATGTGCCCACGCGCTTAAGAAACGCGATCGCCCCATTGAAGCCCATGTTTTGGACTTGAAATTCAAAATAGTGGACGAACCACTTTGCGTGATTAGGTTTAAGACCGACGTTACGCAAACGCCGTTCAAGATACCGAAAGGACATGATTGCTCCTTTTAGGATGTGATCATAGTAGTACGGTACTAGCGGATAAAGACCACCTTCCTCTGACCACCCGAAAGGGTGAGGAAG